AAGATTATTACTGTCAAGTATAACGCTCGTATACAAAGCAAGAATGGCGATCAAAGCTTATTTCTTCCTATCTTTGTGGAGGTCCGTGAGGATAAGGATCAGGCGGATCATATTAAGGATATAAAGTAATATAAATATATATTACAGCGCCGATATCGGCGAGAGGAGGAAAGACTATGAAGACTTTAAACTTCATAGTTCTATTAGCTAGTTGTTTTGTTTTTAATTTAAAAGCCGAAGAGCTTCCTAAAGAACTATATATGCCTAATGACGCAGGCGGATTTATAGTAATTACAGTTGAGGAATGTGGTATTGAATACGTCAAAAAAACATTCCCAAATAGAGCATATGCAACAGAAGTAACTGATGATACCGAAGTAGTGCATGAAGGATGCTGGATGTCAGAAGTACCACCTAATCCACAATACATACCACTCTTTAATATCTTTTTTGAACCAAATATTGTTGCATCATTTCCACATAGAGACTTTAGTCCTATAAAAAGGAGATATGAACCGGAGGAACTAATATGAGAGACTGGCTAGCAATAGTATGTATCATATTATTTTGTTTCTTCACTGGTATGGGTTTAGCACCAGACGCAAGAGCTGATGAGAACCCTAAACTATTGGTTTATCAATACACATTTGAGGTAAGGATTGTTTTATCAGACAGACCTTGCCCAAATAATCAAGGTTGGCAAGCAGCGGCACAAAGAATTGATCGTGTAGCAATGCCAGCATGCTGGGTGCAAGACCCACACAATGAATTGAACGTAAAAATAACATGGCCTAACGGTGACTTTTCTGTATTTGAATTGGAAAAATTTAAACCATTTACTGAATAAATTATTGTACTTTAATTAGTACATTTGATATAATTACATTATGACAAATTTTTATACTTCTATTATCCAACATGGTAATACACTACTTGTTCGTGGTTATCGTGATGGACAACAATACAAGACAAAGGCTAACTTTAGCCCAACACTCTATATCAAATCTACAGATAACCGTCCATCAGAATGGAAAACGTTGGACGGTGAACCTGTACATCCAGTAAAACAAGACTCAATACGTTTATCCCGTGAATTTGTAGATCGTTACAAAGGTGTCGAAGGATTCGAAGTCTTTGGCCAAACACAATATGTCTATCAATTCATATCAGAATATTGGCCAAACACAATCAAATATGATCCTGAGATGATCAAAGTATTTTCTATTGATATTGAAACTGCAACTGAAGAAGGTTTTCCAAACATTGAACTTGCAAATGAAGAAATACTTCTTATCACAGTCAAAGATAATTACAATAAAAAGATTGCAACATTTGGTACTCGAGAATATAATAATACTCGTGATGATGTTAAGTATATTCGGTGTATTGATGAACAACAGATGCTCAAAGAATTCATTGTATTCTGGCAAAACAATTATCCTGATGTCTTAACTGGTTGGAACATATATGGTTTTGATATACCATATCTTGTTAATCGTATGAATCGTATAGTTGGTGAATCAATGACTAATCGTTTATCACCATGGGGTATCATACGTGATAAAAAGATCTATGCAAATGGTAACAACATTCAATCATATGACTTTATCGGTATTTCTACTCTAGACTATCTCGATCTCTATAAAAAGTTTACATATCAAAACCAAGAATCATATCGACTTGACTATATTGCTGAAGTAGAACTTGGTCAAAATAAACTTGAAAACAAATTTGATACATTCAAAGATTTCTATACACAAGATTGGCAACGATTTGTAGATTATAACATTCACGATACTGAATTGGTTGATCGTCTTGAAGATAAGATGAAACTCATTGAGTTAGTTTACACTCTAGCATTCCAATCTAAGATTAATTTCAATGATGTTTATTCACCTGTGCGTATGTGGGATATGATTATCTATAACTATTTGCGTGATCATAAAATTATTATTCCTACAAAATCCGATGAATCAGAAAAACCTACAGCATTCGAAGGTGCGTATGTTAAAGATCCTCTTGTTGGTCAACATAAATGGGTTGCTTCATTTGATTTGAATTCTCTATATCCACATTTGATCATGCAATATAACATGTCACCTGAAACATTGACTGATACTAAAGTTAATGTAGATGTAGAATCATTATTAAATGGTACTGAAATTGATAAATCAAAAGTTGCAGGTCTAGCAGTCACAGCAAATGGTTGGTGTTATCGTAAAGATGTTAAAGGTTTCTTACCTGCTCTTATGGAAAAGATGTATTCTGATCGTTCTAAATTTAAAAAGCAGATGTTGAAAGCAGAACAAGAATATGAAAAGACTAAAGATCCATTACTCGTAAAAGAAATATCTCGTTTACGTAATCTTCAGATGGCTATGAAGATTGCCCTAAACTCAGCTTACGGTGCAGTCGGTAATCGATACTTCCGATACTATGATCTGCGTATTGCAGAAGGTATCACTTTATCCGGTCAGTTGTCTATCCGTTGGATGGCAAATAAACTTAATGCGTTTATGAACAAGACCTTAAAAACAGAAGATAAAGATTTTGTCATAGGTATCGATACCGACTCCATCTATCTTTCACTCGAAGATCTTGTTGAACAAACATGTAAAGGTAAATCAACCGAAGAAAAGATCCAGTACATGGATAAAGCATGTAACAAGATTATCGAACCATTCATTGACAATGGTTACAAAGAACTTGCTGAATACATGAATGCGTATGATCAAAAGATGTTTATGAAACGTGAAGTACTCGCTGATAAAGCAATATGGGTTGCTAAGAAACGGTATATTCTAAATGTGCATAATTCAGAAGGTGTACAATATGCTCAACCTAAGATCAAAGTATCTGGTCTTGAAATGGTTAAGTCTTCTACACCATCTGTAGTTCGTACTAAACTTCACGAATCATTAAAAGTTATTTTACATGAAGATCAAGCAGCTCTACATAAATTTGTTGCTGACTATAAAACAAAATTCTTTAAATTACCGGTAGAAGATATTGCATTCCCGCGTTCTGTGTCTGCAATTAAAGAATACAGTGGATCAAATACAATCTATCGTAAAGGTACTCCAATCCATGTTCGTGGTGCATTACTCTATAATCACTATATCAAAGAATATGGATTAACTAAAAAGTATCAACCTATCGGAAATGGTGATAAGATCAAGTTTGTCTATGTCAAGAAAGGTAATCCATTTAATGAAAATGTTATTGCATTCTCTAATGATTTACCAAAACAATTTGGCTTACATGATTTTATTGATTATGATTTACAATTTGAAAAGGTATTCCTAGATGCAGTACAAATCGTTGTTGAACCTCTTGGCTGGCATGCTGAAGAACAAGCTACTCTTGATATGTTTTTTGGTTAGTGGTTGTTCAACACTACATTTAACCGAAGAAGATGAGTATTTTATTGATCCTAATCAGGCACAAATAACTGTATATGAATTTTAAACGAGATATATTAGAAAGTATTATTGATGTTGGTAGTGGATTTATATTATCTATTGCTATTCAATTAATTACATTTCCATGGTTTGGCCTACATCCTACAATATTTGATAGCTTTGGTATAGCACTCATATTTATGGTTGTTAGTATGACACGGTCTTCTCTATGGAGATTATATTTTAGGAAAAAAAGAATTGTACATTAAATTAGAAACAGGATATAATAGTAAAATGAAAGAATGCACTATATGTAAAAAACCATGGAATCCTAAGTGTAGTTGGATGCCATGTCAATTAACTCGTTTATATGATAAGAAGGAGAAAAAATGAGCCAGAACTGGGTACAAGATATGGCTGTTATGCATGCGAAGTTTAATGTTAACCAAGCCGTAGAAAACATGAGTCCTGAAGTATTGAAAGAATTCCTTAAGTTTAGGATTAATTTCTTACAAGAAGAACTCGATGAAATGAAAAATTCAGATAATGCTGATGATGTAGTAGATGCTTTAATTGATCTATGTGTTGTTGCAATTGGTACACTTGATCTATATAAAGTTGATGCTCACTTAGCATGGGATCGTGTCTTTACTGCTAACATTGCAAAAGAAGTTGGCGTTAAAGAAGAAAGACCTAACCCACATGGTCTACCTGATCTAGTCAAACCGAAAGGATGGACAGCACCTACACATGAAGATAATGTTGGTCTACTTGAAAAAACATTCGATTGATAAGATAGAACTCTTATCATGGATTAGCGTTGTACTTATTCTGTGGGGCGGATATTGTACATCAGTTGATATTATACCATTGAACAAATGGTTATTATTATTTGGATCTTTTGGATGGACAATTGTTGGCTTAGCTTGGAAGAAGCCATCAATATGGGCATTTAATTTAATTACAGCAGTATTTTATATAAACGGTTTATATTATGACTACTTTATTTGAACATCTTGAAGATTGCATGCTTGTATGTCATGAGATACCAATCGATCAAGACTTTATTGATTATCGAGATGATCATAAGAATAAATTTGCTGCTAACGGTAGATCTGAAGAAGAGCGTTTAATGCATGCTGATTGTTTAATTATAGAATATACACTATTAAATAAAAAGTTTGTTCTATATCCTGAAAATATTAAACATGATTTTATCTTTAATCACCATAAAACAGATATAAAAATAATAACTTCAAAATATTTCAATATACCATCAGATAAAGTAACATGGTATATGGGCAATATTCGATCACGTGATCTTACAGATTTTGCATTCTTTAAATTTACACAAAGACCACAACGTCCATTAGAAGATGGTGATGTAGTAAATATTAAATTACTTGAAGTAAGAAATGCTGAAGAAGTTATGAATAATTTGCAGCCTTCACAAGGAGATGGTTATTATTATCGTGTCAAAATATAATTGTACTTTAATTCATTAATTTGTTATAATATAATTTTATCTGAGGAGATATTATG